CGCTGGCTCATCGAAGGCAACGACACAGGCTGGTTCATGAAAATCCGCCCAAAGTGATCATGCACCCCATCGAACACAGCACCGAGTCCAACTTCCACAAGGCCGCAACAGACCAGTGGCTAGTTGACTTGTTCAACCGCCAAGACTACCGCGCCCTTCTTGAAGCCGCCTTGGTACTGAACACACTTCACCAGCTGGAACGAACAAAATCGGCCTGGGCTATCCGCGAAGCCGCCGATAACCTGGCCGATCAATTCGGACTAGACCGCGACTCGGCCTAGTTCTGGTTGTACTTCTGGTACAGCCCGGTGTACGTATGGTGCTGCGGATGCTCGGGATTGGAGCGTCCATCCCACTCGTACAACTTTTCGAGCAGTTCCATCCGAGAGTGATCAACGATCACCTGCCCCCAGTTTTGGCGTGCCCACTCAGCGAGTTCAGGCTTGCTCATTTTTACTTTCCACAAGTTTGAGACGACGCCGGGCCGATTCTTTCGGACCATTGTTCGAGCGCACCAGCCTAGGCTTTTTCGCCACGGCATCCGGCACTTCGACCTTGCAATTCGGGTAACGATTTGCAGCAAACGTCAAAGCCTGCTGGAGCGACTCCGCTCGAATCAAGTCCCGCATTGCTCCTTGCCCAGGCAACCAAATTTTCAACTCAAACAAAGCAGTTTTCGGCGCACTAGTTCGTGAACGACCTTCACCGAGACGAACTTCAGGGTCGAGTTGCTGCTGGAACGGAGTTACTTCCATGATTTGGGGTAGGCGGGTTCATCGACGCTATGAACAGCAACGTGGCTGTTAGTGCACTCAGCAACAGCTCTCGCCGCAGCGACAGCACGTTCATATGTAATCCAGCTGGATGCGTCTTCCTTGGATGCGGTGAGACCAATTCCTTTGCCAGGGCCGTAAACCGCCGTAACCCAGCGATCCTCAACCATGACGACATAGCGCGTCATCACTTCAAATAAATTACTGTGTAAGCCTAGTAAGTTTAGCCCACTGGAACCAGACTATGAAGACATTTCACTAAGTCTCATGCGTCTTGTCCTGACCCACTTCCTTCTTGCTTGGAGCGCATCCTTCCCTGCACCCGCCGTTGCACCGACTCCGCCCAAGCCGCCTTATCAGCAGCCTCTGCAGCCTTGTAATCCGACGTTGGAACAGCTTTCTCCAAGGCGGCGTAAACCATATCTCGCAACATTCCAGTTACCCGCTTGCCTTCGCTGGCTGCAAGCTGCTCCGCCAATTTGTACCGATGGCTGTCCAGCAGCAACTGGCAGTAAATTTTTGACCCGTGCTTCAGCGGCATTGCTGCTTCTCTAGTCTGCTACACAATAGCATACTGCGACACACTAGACCCGCCACCGCACGTCATCATCCACATCCTTCCGCCAAGCATTGGATTGTGCCGCCCGAGCACTGGAACGCTGCTTGGTACAGCCCTTCCGAATACCCCGCGCCCACTCCAAAAATGCTGCAGCCCGATGCAAATCCGCAGTCTTCGCCTGCCTAATCTCCCGCATCAGCCACTCCATCACAAGTTCCCTACCTGTGCGGCTGCGACTCATAAGACTAAATCTGAGACTCGTAAGATCGACTGGACATGCTGGTCAGGGCAAAGCTCCAGTGCCTTCATCCTCGCGGCGAAAGCATCTGGAGCAGTAACAAACAGATCGTGAGTACCACCGTGACGCGGGTGCATCCGCACGCGGTACTCGATCTGTTCTTGGTTCACTTTGCCTGATCCCAGCTATCCCCGACCTTAGCTTCGGCAAGCGGCGGAATATCACCCAACCACTTGGCCTCACACTCCTCCATCACTGACTGGAGCTGGAGCGCCCAGGTGTCTGCGTGTTCTTCAGCGACGAGCAGGATGATCTCGTCATGCACCACGCCGGCCAAACGCACCACGTCCTCCCCGTCGGCGTGGAGTAACGGCCACAGCTTGCCGAGCGTAAGTTTGAGGACTGCTGCACCAGCCCCCTGGATTGGGGTGTTACAGCGCGTGGTGAGTTTGTTGTTCTCGCCCGGTAAAAACCGCCGCAAGCCCGAGATGCGTATGCGGATAGATGGATTGTCCTTAGCCGCATCAGCATCGCGAGCATTTTTGCGCTGCCATGCGGAGATGCCTTTATATGCAGCGTGGAACTTTTCCCGCACATCCGCCGCCTCAGCAAGATCCATTTGTACTCCGGTTGAAGCGGCATAGTTCCTGAGCCCTTTTGCGCCTGATCCGTAGAGCAATCCGAAGTTAGCCGACTTACTAATTTGCCTTTGTTCCTTTGTAACGTCATCCTCCGCGACCCCATAAATCTGCGTCGCCGTAATCGTATGGAGGTCTTTCCCCTGCTGGAACACCTGAGTCATAAGAGAATCCTTAGCTTCCGCCGCCGCCAACCTCAACTCCATCTGCCCATAGTCCGCCACCACAAACTTCCATCCTTCTGGCGCCTGAACACAAGCCCTAAACCGCTGATCCCTTGGAATCTGTTGCAAGTTTGGACTCATGCAACTCATCCTTCCGGTGTCAGCCCCCATCTGCATATAGCTGGCACGAATAAATCCATCCTTCCCCAGATTCTTCAACAGTGTTTCAGCCATCTGCCGCTTCTTTTCAACTTTCTTCCAGCGCAGATAGTCAGCAACAATCCTGTGATCGCCAACGTACTCCTGAAGCGCCATACGACTGGCACTGGGCTTCCCGTTCTTGGCATCAATCGGCGCCTCACCCAACAACGCGGTGAATTTTTTCAGCAACTGCGCAGGACTATTGAGGTTAAAAACATTCGGGTCTACCTTTTTACCCTTCGGCCCAGGCTTTGTCTGGTACAGCAGTTTGCCATCAATTCCCCGACACAGTTTGTCCCCATCAGGCAAGGCAACATCAAAGTCCTCAATAAACTTTTCGCCTACTTCGTAGTGCTCAATGTCCAAATCTTCAATGAGCTGTTTTAGATCTTTTTCATTAAACGGCAATCCTGTCCGCCACAACTGCGCCATTGCTGGCAACGCATTGCACTCCAAGTACCAAGCCGGATGGAGCGCAGCCGTCGCCATCCGCTGCTGGATCTGATCAAACAAATCCAACAACACCAGCACATCCTTCGCCGCATATTCCAGCTGACTTTCGGTCAACTCACCCGACCAGTCGCTCTTTTGCTCTTCCTTAGAAATATCCTCGTGCAGGTAACGCTTCACCAAGTGCTGGAGCCCGTGCTTCACATTGGGCATCCCGTTGGTAAGAATCCGACTAGCCAGCATGGTGCAGAGCACTTTGCCAGCCGGATAAATCTCGTGCTCCTGTAACCAGCCGAGGTCAAATACCGCGTTGTGCGCCACCCATGTGCGCTCCACGCCGAAAAAATACTCAAGGACAATCCAATCGTTGTCGTCCAAGTCAAAGCAGTCGAGCACCACAGGCGGTTTGCCTGGGGCACCCAACTGCAAAAGCCGCATCCCGCCCATCTTTGGTTGGAGCTGCGTCGTCTCCGAGTCAAACGCGATCAGCCGTTCATCATCGAGCGTGTGGAGGTGCTCGATACCGAGAAGAAAGTCCAAGCCTGGTAGGGCAACTTGTACCCTACTACTCTAGCAGGCTGTCAACCTCCCGCGCCGAGCACAACACCGCCGCCGCGAGTGTCCCACCCTCGGGAAGTCCCAGCAAACACCGCTTCCCCCAATGAACGCAGTGCTTGCAAGGCCCCCCATCCTCCTGAGGCTTGTAACTCTGGCGCAACCGATCCATCCGAATCTCCTCAAGGCCCGCCGGACTGGAGCGATAACACCTCATACACATGACCGGGTTCGTCGTGTGCTTACCGCACTGCTGGCACGGCCTGCTGTTAATCGTGACTGCCATTACTCAGAAAAAAGAGAACACTCGGTAAAAAATCCAGCCTCGCCAGCCTCAGGAATATCAAAGTCGCACGTGTCCTTGTGCCAGTGCTTGCACTTGACGCAGCCATTTCCCTGCTGCTGGCGCTGCTTTATACCCCTACGTGGAATTTCAGGGCATAAATCCTTGTACGTCCGCCCTGTCCGAATGGACGTAATTGTCTGGAGCGGAACATCCATAGCTTTCGCCAAGGTGTGATCAAACCGCCAGTCCTCAAGAATCTTTTTGATTTCTGCAGGCGTAAACCTACGGCGATTGTTAGGAAAGTCTTTTAACGAAACTTGGATTTCCTTTTTGGTAGTCCGGTCAAAGTACACATTCCATCGATGCCCACAGCATTTGCACTGGAACCTGTACGTATGTAGTGCTGGTTTGTGTTTCCATTGATGGATGTTAGTGATTCTTCTGAAAGAGTGCGTGCAATGGTTAGCCATTCCAGTGCCTGATAACTCCTGCGCAAATGAAAATGTTTGTGATCATGTAAGCCGCCAAGATACAAAAACGCACCAGTGCAACCCGATCAGCAATCCGGTCGTGCTGGTGCGCCTTGTCTCCTAGGGCCTTGGCGATAACTCGCCACCAGTGCCTAAACGAGTTCGCCATCCTCCAGCTCAGATGCAATAGCCAAAAGGCATGTGCGAATCAGAGCACGATTGTGGTGCTGACGAACCGGTTGCCACCAGCGTGGCTCCGGCTCGTTTGGCCACAGACTGTCGGCTAAAAGCCGGACAGTGCTGGCCAATCCGCTTTCGACAGTCGGAGCTTCGTCATACGCCATAAGCATGGCGATAGCTAAAGCTTTAGCGCTCGTCATTCCCGGTACGCCTCCGTCGCCAAGGTGTTGATCAACCGCGTCAGATACCAGCGAGCCTTACAAAAATCCTCGTAAGGATCTTTCTTCAGCCACGCCCGACTGACGTATTTGATGACCTGCCAATGCAGACCACCAACCACAGCATCGGGAGCCGGTTTAACCCATTCCTCAATTACGTCAATAACTTCGACTTTTCCTGACGCATAGTGCGCTGGTGAGTTGACTGGATCGCTCATCCTTTGGACCCTTGAACAGCTTTGTCGCCTTGGTACCTCCCAGTGTGGGAGTAGTCCTTGCTGGGCAGCATCGTCATCCGATGGAACACGATCTGCGCAATCCGCATCCCAGGCCACAAAGCAACCGGATGCATGGAACGCGCATTTTGCAGTTCCAGCGTCAGCCGTCCGCTATAACCAGGATCTATGTATCCAGCAAGGAGATGCTCGATACCTTCCCTAGCCCGGCTCGACTTGAGCGCCAGTTGCCCAGCAATACAGTCAGGCAGCTTGAACTCCTCCAGCGTTTCAGCCAACACGAACTCATGCGGCTGGAGCATGAACGGCTTTTCCTGCGAGTGCCCAGCAATCGAAAAGGGCATCAACTGGGGAGTTGACGGCAACTCCACCAGCAAGTTCTCGCCGAGTCTCACATCGAGACTCGCGGGATTCACCAGTTCCTTATCGAAGGGAGTGACAAGCTCTCTTCGTGCCAACGTGAAGATGTCAATATCCGCCAGGATCACGCCGCAACCTCAGCGGTCTCCTGCTGGAGCACAACATGCTTCCAGGTCTTATTCCACTTGATGCAGTTGACGGTGGTTGGATGCACGCCAAACTCTTTGGCGATCT